TCATTGATGAACGCCTGACGGGTCAGAGTAAACTGCTTACCGTAGGTCTTGAGCTTGCGAGTGGGCCGCTTGGCATCCGTGGGGATATCGCCCTTCAGCTCACCGCCCTCCGGGACCTCCAGGAACTCTCCGATGGGGCCAGCCAGATAGTTGTTGTCGTGGGTCTTGAAGTCCTTCAGGCTGCCCTTCTTGGTCCACTGATCGAAGGTAACGGGAACGGTACGGTGGCCCTGGACGTATGCCTTTTCGATGGCATTGTCCAGGATGGTGGGGAATGCGGCGGTGGGGTTGAAATACTGGCGGGTGCAGATTTCCCGGAGCAGGTCATCATTGCTCATGTGCCGAGCGTCCGCCATTCCGCTGCGCTCCAGGCACTCGATAGCCAGATCACGCAGGGTCATGTGGGAAAACTTCACCGCTCCCTCGGAGGGCTTTTCCGGCTGCACACCGCCGCGGAGCATGATGCCGTCCGAAGCGTCACGCCGGAATTCGTCCTCCCCGGTGTCCGTGACGTGAACGCCGGTGAGAATGGGGCCGCTGGTGGAGCGGAGTTTCTCAATGATGGCAGCACGGACGTTTTCCAGGGATGTGCCATTGTCGATGTATTCCTGGGGGTCGATGCCGAAATCACCGCACATGACGTTGATTTCCCTAATGCGGCTGCGCTCTGCTTCGATGGCTCTCTTGACCTCTGCGTTGTCCTGGGGCTGGGGAGTCGGCTGTGGGGCAGGAGGCTGACCGCCGCCGAGCTGCCGATGGCCATCCAGAGGGGGAGTGGAGCCGCCGGTGCCGGTACCCTGGCCGTCCTTGGGTTCCTCTGCCGTGATCTCACGGGTCAGGGCCTCGATCTGACCCTGGAGCGTGTCGAACTCGGCCTGTTCCTCGGCAGTCAAGGACCGCTTTTGGGCCTTTGCGGCAGCGACCAGTTCCTGCTGGCGCTTCAGCGCCGCCGCCCTTTTCTTCTGCTTCTCATTCATGGTGATTTGAACCTCCTATGATGTTCTGGTTGATTTGAAGCTGGCATTCATAAACGTCCAGAGGGACCTCTCCAGGCTGGTCCGCATCCCGGCCAACGCCGACTGTTGCGTCAGCTGGTACCGAAACGATGGAGATTTCAAAGGGCCACCACTTCCTTGCAATCTCGCACGGGCCGGTGAAGCGTCCATCTGCACTTGTCTTTCCTGCCATTACTTCCTCGATTGAATCTATCCGGTACCCAACGGACACGCCTTTCAGGGTACCGCTGCGCACCTTCTGGTAAATGATCTCTGAATCCGCATCGGTGTCGAATTCCACCTCCGCATAGCCGCGGTTGCCGTCCACCCAGGCCCGGTTGACCCTGCCGATTACCTTGTCCCTGTTGTGGTTGAACAGAAGGCATCCGATCTCGTTCAGGCGGGTGAGGTCTACGGCTCCGGGGCCGTGGTCCAGGATTTCCATCCCATACCACCGCTCATACGGTTCCTCTGAAGAGAAGGAGAGCGTGAACTTCCGCTCGTTCCCTTCTCCCTCCATACGCTGGAGGTTGGAGTGCATGATCATTTGGCGATCATTCTTCCCCGCCGGCGCCGCCGCTCTCTGCATCGCCCTGGGAGGATACCGGCTCCTGGCCGCTTCCACCATCCTGAGAAATTCCTCCTGCCTGCGCAGGAAGTCCATCTGCGCTTCCAGTGCCAGCGGGATCGCCCTCTCCTTCATAGAGGCCGTCCGACTTTTTCTGTCCAAGAATTACACCTCCTAAATCCACGCCATGTTCCTCCCTGGCGTATTTCAGAATTTCACAAATGTCATCAATCTGTTTTCTCCAGTCAGAGCCGTTCTCGGCGGCGATCTGCTTGAAGGTCTTTTGCCCGGTCTGCAGGGCAATCTTCACGGCGGTGGCCTCCTTGCTGGGGTCGATCCAGTCCTTTGGTGGTTTGACGAAGCTGTGGAGAAAATACTCATCCTTCTTCTCCCAAAAGTCCGGAATCGTCAGCGCACCAGCCAAAACCGCCGAAATGATGAACGTCTCATAGATTTCATCCAGAACATCCGCCAGAAGCTCATCTTCTTCTGCGTAGGTCATGCTGTCCTCGATCAGTCCCTGCCGTGCGCTGGAGTAGGTGCATTGGCTCATGTCCCTGGAGGTGGCCTCGTAGCTGATGCCCTGCCCAGCTCCGATCATGTGCTGCTGGAGCTTGATGTAGCTGGCGGCATCGGTGGCCTGCCCCTGGGGGTTGACCACCTGGATTTCATCGCCCACATTCATTTCTTTGATCATGCCAGGAGCGATGGTCTTGCCGTCATAGGTCTGCCGGGGACCGGCAGACCCGTATCCGCTGCGGCCTACGCCGGATGTGGGGATTGCCCTCTCGATGAAAACCGAGAGGCAAGCCTCAATCCTCTGCTTCACGGAAACGGCCACCATGAACTCGTTTGCATCCCTGATACGGGTAACGGTCTGGCTCATGTCGCTCATTTCCCGAAGTTGGGAGGGGCGGCGTTTGCTGAAGTAGAAGATCACATCCTTTGCAGGGAGGTAGATCGGTTCAGCGATGGACATCCCGTCCAGAGTGTATTGCCTGATCCAGTAGCCGACCGGGGCATTGTAGCGGTTGTACTCAATCCCGCCGACCACGCGGTTCCCTTTGTGCTTTGGGATCATCTGTGAAGCATCCAGTTCATCCACTTCGAACATCTGAAGCTGGAACGGGATTACGCCATTGCTGGTGTACCGCTTCACGAAGAGAATCCCACCGTCCACCTTTTTCCGGCGGACCGCCATGCGGAGGATTTGGTCCAGGCTCTGTGTGCCGGTCACATCGCAGTTTCTCTTTTTGCACCAGACCTTCCAGAGCTTTTCGATTTCACCGTTCAGCGCGGCGTTGCTGGTATCCGCCTGGAGGATCAGGCCCTTGCCGACCACATTCCGAACAAATGGGCTGATAACGGAGTTCATGATGTCGCTGTTGCGCTCCAGGTCCCGCGATCTGGCACGGACGGTATCCCGGCTGTAGCGGTCCGTGAACTCTGCGCTTTGGTTCACTGCTCTCCAGTTGGCGTTGGTGCGGCTGTGATCCCCTGCGTCATAGCTGCGCAGTTCGTCCATGTACATTTTCCAGGCTGCCCGCTGCGCTCCCAGCTTCGGGCTGAACCAGCCGATTGCGTTGTCTAGCCAGCTCATGCGATCACCTTCCCTCGAAAAACGCCACATAGGTGTTGGAGAACAGGCGCGAGCTGTCCTCTGCCGCCAGTTGCGCCTCCAGGTCATCCCTCATGCTCCGAAGAAGGGCGAGGTCCGCTCTGGTAACGCTCCGGGTTCCGAGCTTGTAGCTCTGACCGCCCAGCAGGACGGCCTGGATCGCCTTGTTGACTTCGGCCAGCCGCTGTTGCGGCGTGTATTCTGTATCCATTGGGATTCCTCCTTACTGAAGCCATGATTCGTTCTGGCCGATCCAGTTTTCTTCAGGGGTGATGGCCGGATCAGGCTTTTCCTCGGTGCGAGGCTTGACCTCCACTTCCTCCATATGGAACGTCCGGGCGCCCAGTATATCGGCGGCGCACATAGCGTAGACCTCGCAGTCAAGATAGTGGTTGTCCGCATGGGATGTTTTCAGGACCCATTGCTGAACGGTGCGGTTGCCGCTCTTGACGTTGACCTTATGTTCAGCGGTCACCTGTTCGGCGTATTCCCGGTCACATCCCTGATAGACCATCCAACTGCTGGTGCCGTTATCCTTCCTCATGCGTCCTGCGATCATATCCTTATATTTTCCGGTGTCGATGATGGCGAGGGTCATGCCGTAGGCTTTGCTGTCGATCTTATTCACCTTCGAGAGTTTGTAATGAGAGTCCATCGGGTGGGACGATCCCTTGCTCGGAATGGCCCAGTCCGAGTTGGAGGCGCAGAAGTCGTACACGAGGTCCGTGTTGTCACCGCTATCGATCAGGGCCAGCGCCACCACCAGCGGCTCCCCGCCGCCCTCGCGGATGTACTGAAGGTTCATAATCCGCTCCAGTTCTGCGAAGGAGTAGACCTGTCCGTGGGCAATGTTCTGCGATGTGAAGTAGTTCCCCCATGCCCGGATAGTCCAGTAGATGCTGGTTTCCTGCACATCCACGCCAGCGGTCAGGAGCTTTGCCCATTTCGGAATCGTGAATTCCGGCAGATCTGTCTGCCGCTCCAGAACCAGGTCCGCATTGGTTTTGAGCTTGGTGTCCTCCCATGGCTCTGCCAGCCAGGAGTTTGTGAAGTTCTGGAACTTGTCCGGGTCATCCTTGCTGAGAAGGAACTCTTTGGCCATCTCAGAGAACCGGACAAATGGGGAGTAGAGGGCGTTGATCCAATAGGCCACCTTTGCCACATACTTGGTGTTCTGCTTCACCACTCGCCACTCTCCGAATCGGAGCATCTGCGGTTTGTGTTGGTCCGTGATCACGCCATCGCACTCCTGGCAGACGTAGACGGCAAACTCTGCCCGATCTGCGTAGCTCATTCCGTCCTCGTTGGGGAACTTGATCTGGCTCCACTTGAGTTCAATAAATTTTCCGCAGTGAGGGCATGGGACGAAGTAGTGCTTCTCCTGGTCTGCTCCCTCCAGTGCTTTCCAGATGTGGCCGGTTTTCAGAGTCGGGGTGCTGGTGATGAATATCTTCCTGTTGTGGAAGGTCTTTGTCCGCTCCCTGGCCAGCGAGATCGGGTCCGCCTCTTTCTTGGATGCTCCAGGATACTTATCCACCTCATCCAGAAACAAATCCCGGACGGCCTTGCTGGCGAGGTTCGCCGGGGAGTTGGAGCCGACCAAGCTCAGGTACATTCCCTCAAACTGAAGTTCCAGGCGCGTACTGTCATTTTCCCGGTACCGCTTCCAAAGGGAGGGGACCGCCTGAAGCATAGGGTAGATGCGGTTCTTTGAAATGCTCTCGGCCAGAAGGTCGGAAGGGTAGACCACCATCGTTGGAGACGGGTCCTGCTGGATGATGTATCCGAGAAGATTCAGGATGATCTCTGTCCCGCCGACCTGGGTACTCTTGCAAAAGATGATTTCCTCTGTCTCGTAGTTCAGGAACTCATCCATGATGCCGGTGAGGTACGGGGTTTTGTCGTTATTCCAGGGACCCGGAAGAGCGGAAGTCTTGGAGCTAAGGATGCGGTACCTTTCCGCCCATTCTGAAACAGAAATGTCCTCCGGGGGGAGCAGGAATGCGAGAGCCTCTTTCTGGTATTGCGCTACCAGAAATTTGCGAAAACGGCGGCGGGGTTTACCGGCCACGGTTTTGCCTCTCATTCCCTGCTGTCACTCCGGCCACCACGAAAGCCGTCAGGAGATTCTGGACCTCTTTCTGGAGCTGCTTCTCCACTCTGCGGGCCTCTGTCGGGTCCACGTATGCGGAGAGACATTCGTCCATCAGTCTTGTGGGGAGCGCCATTGCAAATTTTTTGAATGTGACGAAGAACCGCTGATAGTCCAGCGTCACTTCCTCCACTGCGATGTACTTCCCGGCGGCAATGGCCGTTTTTAGCTGGTGCAGTTCGCCCTGGCTCTCTTTCAAGGCGATTTCCGCTTTCATTTTCTGCTCCCGCAGTTCCGTTTCCTTTTCGGAGCGGTTCTTGCCATAAGCTTTATCGGATAAATACTGGACATAGCTTTGAATGGTCGGCACCAGGTCATAGCGTCGCCCATCTGCCTGTCTCTTATACACATCTGACGCTGCCGACGATCTACTCTGTGTAGATCTCGGTGGTCGCCGTATCATTAAAAAAAAAAAAAAAAAATATTTTTTTTTTTTTTTTTATTATTTATTTTT